TGTGACCAGCCTTTGATTTTCTGAATCAGCTCAGGAATTTGGAACAGGCGGATATAACGCGGATGGGTCACGATGTTTTTCTGTGCATCGTACAACGGTGCGGCCAGCAGAACGTGCAGCAGCGGCAGGTTCAGTTCGCAGTCGTAATTATCGAGGTCACGCATGCGGTTAAACTGCATCTCCGGATCTTCTTCGACGTCGCCCTCTTCCGGTGCCAAGTCACCTTCGATGTACCATGTGCCGGTTTCGACATTGCGGTCGAGTGAACGGATAGTGCGGAACAGGATGTTCGCACGCCCTTCCTCTTTCAGTACCTTCAGCGCATCGTTGACTTCCATCAGGAAGTTGTTCGGATTAAACAGTGCAACGTATGGCACTTGGATAACAAATTGCTCGCCCATTTGAAGTCAGCCCTTAATTAAGATGATAGATGATAACGTCGTCAGTTGTACAGGTTGCAAGATGTTCGTACACCTTGCTCAATTTGAACAGGTTGAAGTAATGCCCCGCGTCGTCGATATACACACGGTTAAACTTCAAGTGCTTGACATGGTCAGGAATATCTTTCGCAAGGAACATCCCGGAGTCGACCTTTGCCTCATTAGATTTCGCGAGGATACGGTAACGTAAATCGGCCCGCAGTTCGGTACTCGTTTGGAGTACCAGAGAGTGCCCTTCATTACGAACGAAATCTTCTGCCAACCACTCCGTGATTCCCTGCTGGCGTCCTGCGCCGAAACGCACGGTGCGAAAGGCAAGTAGTCTCTGTGGAAGAGACATGTTGCAGGCGTGGACAACGGTGTGGTCTAATGGGTACATGTTCCGGGTAAGTTCTTGCACTACCAAATCGTAATTGATTCGAGTCGTAGACATCTTAGTTCCTTGGGTTAATAAAAGAATACCCCGCACGTGGCGGGGCAAGCACTACTTAGATTTTGCAGCCTTCGCAATCCGCTTCATCAGAAATGTCTTCCTGATTTTCTTCGGCATCGCGCTTCTCAGCCACACGCGCTTCGGCGTCGTCCAGACCCGGCAGGTCGAAACTGTCGTCGGCGTCATCCGCAACCATCTGGTTGTGCTGGTTGATGGTAGACTGCATGGAGCTTTCTTTCTGGGACATCTCGCTTTCCTTCTTTTCAGTTGTGTGTTTCAGCATAGAACTGCGGAATCACGTTTTTAATCGGTCTGGACGGTAAGATACTTCTCATCGAAGTTGAAAGTATCGATGAGTTGCTGGAGTTCGTAGAGTGTTACCTTCACCCAATCTTCACCCATCGCGTCTTTTTGATCGAGCTGTTCGACATTCGCTTTAAACGCAATGAGTGTCTCACGACTGATAGAGAATTCCTCGTCACCGTGATAACAACCTTCTTTGTCTTTCGGCGTAATGAGTTTCAGCGCCTCGTAACAGAATGAGGTTCGAGCCGACCACTCCATTTTGTCTTGGTCATTTTCGACCTCACCGTAGACATGGTCGATGTGGCTAATCGGCTTGTTGTGATCCCAAGCATTGCGCACAATACTACTGACCGAGGTTTTTGGGTAAGAATAGAAGTAAGCACAAATAGTCATGTGACCTCCTAGATAGCAACTGGCGCTTTGATAGCGTCGTGTGAAACGTAACCTTCGACTTCAAAGTCTTCGAACTGGTAGTCAAAGATAGAGTCGGGCTTGCGTTTGATTTTCAGACGCGGTAACGGATGCGGGTCACGTGTTAACTGCAGACGTGCCTGCTCCAGATGGTTGGAATACAGATGCGTATCACCGCCTGTCCAGACGAACTCTTCGGCCACCATGTTGACCTGCTGAGCAATCATCTCAGTCAGTAAAGCATACGAGGCGATGTTAAACGGTACGCCCAAGAAGACATCGGCGCTGCGCTGATACAACTGACACGATAGACCGCGACGGGGAACAGCCAATTCATCGAACTCGTAATGCAGCTGCTCCTGATGTTTCTCATTGAGATTCAGGTAGTAGTCTTCGGTGCCTTTCTCTTTTGCAGCAAGAGCACGCTCGTACAGCGTCAGCTCGCGCGTATAGAACTGGAAGAAAGAATGACACGGGGCCAACGCCATCTGGTCCAACTCACCTACGTTCCACGCACTGACAATAATGCGGCGATTGTCCGGATCGTTGCGCAGTTGGTCGATGACCTTGGAGATTTGGTCAGTTTTACGGACCCAGATATCAGGCTCTTCTAACGCAACACCCGTTTCACTACCGAAGAACTTGTAGCCTGCTTTCTTCAACAACGCCGCTTGCTCTGCGTTGTCTTCGCCAATGACACGGTAATCCATCCACTCCCGCCACTGCTTGCCGTACACCGGTCCTAGGTCGCCGTTCTCATCAGCCCACTCATCCCAGATGGAAACGTTGTTGTCTTTCAGGTAACCGATGTTGGTATCACCTTTCAGGAACCACAGCAGCTCGTGAATGATAGAGCGCAGGTGAACCTTTTTCGTGGTCACCAGTGGGAAGCCTTCGGTCAGGTCAAAGCGCATCTGGGCCCCGAACAAGGAGCGCGTTCCGGTGCCGGTACGGTCTTTCTTTTCATGACCGAAAGAGAGGACGGATTCCATCAATTGAAGATACTGGCGCATTATTTGTTTCCTGTCACTGTTTTGACAAACTGACCGAGTTCGTTCATCACGCCCTCAGTCGCTTCGAGTTTATTCACCGCATTCAGAATGCTGCGGGTCACGATGATGTCTTTGGCGGTGGCAATCGACAGCAACAACGCCAGTGCTTCTGCAAGCTTGGAGTAGAACACGATGTCCTGACGCTGCTTCTCCTGCTCGTTGGCCAGCAGGGCATCGAACAACTGGGTGATAGCCTTGTTGTGCTCAAACAGAATCGTGTTATAGTCGTTGCCGTATTTCATGCCCGGTGGGATGTTATTCAGGGCAGAGTGCAGCACGACCTCTGTAACGGCTTCTACGGGGATGTCCGTTTTACGCGAGTAGAACCCGAGGACACCTATTAACGTCGTTACAGCCTGTCCTACGCCCGCTGAGACCAACAGACTGTCCATCTTCTGCACACCTTCCGCAACCATGCCCAACATGCGGTAGTATTTGGTGATTTGTTGACGGATGTTACCGAACTGGTAAACCAAGGCACGGTCGTTCCACTGTTCGACTTGGCGAACAACGGCTACGGGATTAAAGTCAGTCATCAGATACCCCAGATAACATTGAAGCCCAACATCTCTTCGCGGTCACTGAAGTAGCTGACCAGGACAATGGAGTTCGGCTTGAAAGTGGATGGCGGATGCCCTTGCCCGATATGCTTACCAGACAGGGTACGCAGAATACCCAACTGACGGTAGGCGTACATGCCGCTGGTGAAGTCCGCATTCTGTAACAGCGCACCCGCCGCTTCTGCGTTGATACGAAAACAACCGCCCTTGGTGATGGCATCCAGCGAATTGTTCAGAGACAGCTCGTTGGTGATGGTCATGTTGAAACCGGTGGCCAGAGCAAATGCTGCGTCTTTCCAATGCCCGTTGTGGGAGTTCGGAATCAATACGCCGTTAATGAAGGCACCTTCGCCGTCTTTGAATTCGATCTTGTTCATTATAACGTCCGTTACTTAAAATGGGGGATTTCGACATAACAGAGGCCTCACTTGTAAAAATAAAAAAAAAGAAGGCCACCCAAAGGCAGCCCATCTTCTTACTGGATAATGGTCAACTGGCTGTTCTCATCCCCGTGCTCTGCCAAATACATCCCCACGGCATTTGCTAGCAACGTAGTGCAGACACGCGGCACCCGGTCTTTGGCAATGTAGACCATCACGCGCAGGGCGGTACGGTCAGGCAGCATGAAGATTGCGTGGTGTTGTTTGGCACAGTGCAGGTCGGTTTGCAGTTCACGATGCCAACCTTCCCAACCGTCGTCAATCGAGACGAAGACGTTTTTGTGCGTAACTGGACATACCACCTCAATGCCGTTCGTTGTTGCGTGTACTTCGACTTTCATGATTGTTTCCTAGGTGCGAATAAAATAAAGAATCCCCTACCGAAGTAGGGGACTATCTTAAAGCCGGGTTTCGTTGTCCCAGTAGTTTCGCAGGAACTCCTGCAAATCTGGCGAAGACGGCTTGGACGGTACTGCTTCAGCAACCGCAAACGGGATAACGTCCGCGATGCTTTCCATTTCAAACCGCTCAACCTCGAGTTCAACTTTCACCCAGTCACCGAACGAGGTGCCTTGGGCCACTGTGTCAAACAGCGCCTTCAGTGCCTCCACGTCCGGGATTTCAGGATGGCCTTGGCTCACATAGAAGACATCAATGTCCCAATGCTTGCCACCGCTCGCTTTGACCTCATCGGTTGGGTCAATTGTCACGCGCTTCACGAGGTGCGTTAGATAATCGTCCCCGTAAAACGACAGTGCGCTTTTCATCCCGATGTCAGAGTTCTCCTCTTCGCGCTCCTGCCCTTGGAAAGTCTTCACCGTCAGTTCCGCTTTGTCCGCATGGACACGAACCCGACGACGACCCCCCAACATAGGCATCATCACGTCAAGGTGATACTCACCTGCCTGTGCTTGTAACCACGCCCAACCTTCTTCGGTTGGACGCACCCACATGCAATACTCCCGCTCCTTTTCAACCGAGACGGATTCACGCGCGACCTTGAGAATTCCCTCCTCTTTGTCACGCTCCATCCCGGCAAGGATATTACCCAATCGGCTCATATTCGCTCAGTACCTTCTGCTGTAAAGCCGCCACGTCAAAGTCGTTATCGAACGGGTCGATATTTTCCCCTAACCATTGGCAGATGTTTGGCAACCATTCTGCAAACGCCGGCGTTTTAGGGCCGTCGTGTTTCACATAATAGTGCAGCAGCGGTACGTGGGCGTGAACCAATTCAGCAACCCGCACACCACACGGTGTCCCGTCGCCCATTTTGACCTGATGGAACTTACCCGCCATGGCCCAAACAAAGCAACGTTCGATGTGGGGTGAGAACGCCCCCGGTTTATACGCGGTTCCGCCATACACTTCCGACTTTATCTTGCGACCGTACGCAATGGCTTCCAACCCGTCCATGTGGATGAGTCGATGGATGCCCGGGTAACGGCGAATCAAGACGTCCAAGAGATACATGTCACTCTCAACGCTGTACGCAAGGTCGTGCTGAGTGTAGGCGTAGTCAATCAACCGCAGTACGTGGTAATACCCTTCGAGGGTGGCGAACTCCCCGTGCTGTGTGCGGAAGGGTTGTTCGTCTTGCCAGAAGTTACTGATTTTGCGACCCAGCACCACCCGACTGCGCGAATAGATGTTGAGGTGATTCACCCCATCCATGGGTACCGTAATGGCGGTGTTCTTAGGGACGCCCCCGATGTTGCGCAGGTAACGAATAAAGTCATCCCGCACCTCACCGATTAAGTCCAGACGAATATCGCCCGGGAATTTCATTACGTCATAACGGTGTGCAGCTTCCGGCCCTAACATAAAGCCGTAGCGGTTTGCCATGGCCACCCCAAAGCGGACGTCGTTCGCACCAATCAGGTACGCCCCGATGCGTTCC